AAATCTATTGCCTTAAACATACCCATTACATGCAAATTCTTACCTCTAACCTTATTAATAAAATTATTAAAAATATTTTGATCTAATTCTTGCCAATTTTCTAATAATTGATCCAGATAAATTTGATATTCTACAACATCTTGCTCTTCTTGAGGAGCATGTTGTTTTTCATTGCCAAAATCATTTACATACTGAGCATCCGGCCATTTTAATTTCCTATATGCTTTCATAAAGTTGTATATTTCTTGAGTTTCACCATTTTGTCCTGCATTATAAGGATTACGAGACATTTCATTATGCATAAATTCTGAATGTTTCATGTAATATGCCATCTCAGCACCAGAAACTTCTTGGAAAAACGGACATCCAGATAACTGCTGTTGACTAGATTCAAAATATCTAGTTTTTCGAGAAAGACTTTCCATAATTTTTGTTAAAACTCCTTCAAGATCCAACTTTATTGGATTAGGATGATTATAAACATAACTACGACCGTCCGGCCAATAATTAAATTCCAAATGATCATAAGATCTATCTTTCTTTCCATTAGTAGGAAGGGGTTTTACTTGGATACATTCGACTACCATAAATCTTCTATGAAGAGCATCTACGGACTTTATTGTCTTTGAAGTTTTGGGAAATCTGTTAGCAGAGGCTAACAAAACTTTAGCTTCATAGGCACGACCTTTAGATTGAAGGTCTGCTTGATTAGTGATATGTTTAGAACCACTAATATAGTTGATGTAATTAATATGATCAGAATCATCTGAATTTTGAAAAGCATCATCTACAGTATGAGCTTCTTGGCCATAAAAACCGTCTTGAAATCTCATATCAGCTGATTTATTTTCAGCCCAAACACTCCAATTAGGAATATCCAATTCTTGAATAAAAGTATCATTTTTAGCCCAAGTATGGGTTTCAATGTACTCTGCAAGCAAGGAGGATCCAGCAGAAGTTCTTGACACTAAATCAACCATTAGTTCAGATTTACCAATTCCAGGTACACCTAATAAGCAAACTGCGACGGGTTCTTGTCTTCTTGTATTACCAGATCTAAGATCAGCAATTTTTGCAGCTAATGCTTTGTAGCTTGTATTTAAGGAATTAATATCTCTAACGATTGCTTCATGAGATCCAATAGAGTTAGATTTTAATTCTGAGATTCTTTTATTATCTGCCTCAAAAC